AGTATTACCTCCCCTATCTAGCATATATTAAAGTTGGAAACCACTGAATGTGTCCTTTTTCACATCTTGTTTAATTCCACCAACTACGTATGATTCAACCTCTGTCTCTTGTGGTGCCACCTGGAGTCCCTTAGAGGAGATCCAGTGCTGTGTCCAGGGGAGTGGGTTGTTCTTTGCCGAAATATCGTATTGGGGCTTTAACCCAATTGATTTGAGTCTTCTATTTGCTATCCATTCAACATATTGCTGAAGAAGTTTGTCGTTGAGTCCAATCATGCTGCCATCTTTGAACAGATAATCTGCCCATCTCTTTTCTTCGTTTACAGCGCGATCGAACATCGCATAAGTCCATTCTTCTTCTTCCTTCATGATACGCTTCATTTCAGGATCGTCACCATCCTTCCACTTGTTCAGGATGTTTTGGGTGATTGCTAAGTGTTGGTTTTCGTCTCTTGCGATAAGAGAGATGATTTTAGCGGATCCTTCCATAAGCTTAAGTTCGCCAAAGGCGAAACTACAAGCAAAACTAACGTAGAAGCGAATACCTTCAAGAATGTTAACGTTTGCGATTGCTCTATAGAGTTTTCGTTTAACATCATTCAACGTTTCCTTTGCGTATGATACTCCTTCAAGATTGTGCATCCAAGTATCGGATACACCATATTGTTGTGATGATTGAATGAAGTCATCATATGATTCTGTAACGCTTTTAGCACGTTCTAGAATACGCTCATCGGTCACAATTTTATCAAACACCTCACTTGGGTCCGAATAGATATTCTTAATGATATAAGTGTATGAACGTGAGTGGATCATTTCCATGAATCCCCACACTTCCATACATGCTTCAAGTTCTGGTAAAGAGCAATATGGAATAAAAGCCATACCAGGACCACGACCCTGAATAGAGTCAAGCATAATCTGATACTTCAAATTAGAGGTATAGATGTGCTTTTGCTCTGGACGAAGTGTTTGATAATCTCCACGATCCTTCTGGAGAGACACCTCTTCAGGTCTCCAGAAGTATCCCAATTGCTGAGTAGTCAGTTTATCGAATACAGGATATTTGTATGAATCATATCTCTGAACCCCAAGAGGTTTTCCAAAAAACATTGGTTGTTTTTTAGTATCAACTTGTTCAGTGTTAAAAACTGTCATTCCTTTAATCTTGGTGGTTTCTTCTTCCGTGGAAGATATTTTAAACTGCACAGGATTCACACTCTCCCTCCTCTACTGAACTTAACTCACTTAGCAAATTTTGAAGATTGGGTTTCTCTTCTACTACCTCATCGGTCTTAATATCATAAGTGTTTTGATAGTAAGAAGTTTTCCACCCGTACTTGTATGTAGTCAAAAAGTCATTTGCCATAACTGACACAGGTACTTCATTGTCATCATAATTTTCTGGATTGTAACTCCAGTTACCAGAAATTGCTTGGTCAAAGAATTTCTGCATCACAGCAACAACATTAATGTAACCATTGTTACTAGGCATGTCCCACAGAAGCGTATAGTTGTTCTTGAGAGTATGATACTGCGGAACAATCTGCTTAAGTGGACCCTTTTTAGATTTCTTAACGGACAAGAATCCACGAGGAGGTTCAATTCCATTTGTTGCGTTTGACACAACGGAACTGCTCTCCGATGGCATTTGTGCGGACAACGTTGAGTGCCTGAGTCCATACTCAGAGATAGATACTCTAAGAGATTCCCAATCATGCTGATACCCTGGAGTGCTGATTTCGTCTACATCTTTCTTGTATGTGTCGATGGGAAGTATTCCATCAGCATACTTGGTGCGTCCGAAGTATTCACAATGTCCCTTTTCCTTGGCAAGTTGATTTGAAGATTTTAGTAGAAAATACTGGAATGATTCAGAGAGACCATGAACGGCATCCCAAGCTTCCTGAGAATCATAATTGAATCCAAGTTTTGCCAAATAGTGCGCTAGACCAATAAACCCTATACCAAGAGAACGACGCGCCTTGGTGGCGATTTCTGCCGCTGCTACAGGATACTTTTGATAGTCAATCAACTCATCCAATCCACGAACTGAAAGGTCGCAAAGGTCCTCAAGTTCTTCATCTGATTTTACCTTTCCAACATTAATAGCAGAGAGAATGCAAAGAGCAATCTCACCACTAGTATCATCAATATGCTGAAGAGGATGTGTTGGCAAAGTAATTTCTTGACACAGATTGCTCATCTCAACTTTATCCTTGAAGGACGAGTGAGAATTGCAGTGGTCAATATTCATGATGTAAATTCGACCCGTTTCAGCCCTTTCTTTAAGGAGGCTGAGAATAAGTTCCTGTGCTTTAACAGTTTTCTTCGGAACGGACGAATCGTTCTCATATGCAACGTATAAGTCATCAAAACCAGGGAGTCCAAAAGAATCATAAAGTCCAGGTACATCATGCGGAGAGAAAAGCGTGATCTCACCATCTTGAATAAATCTTTCATAGAACAACTTAGATATTTGAATGGAATAGTCAAGTTTGCGAACTCGATTATCTTCGGTTCCTTTATTGTTCTTGAGAACTAGAATGTCTTCGATTTCTTGGTGCCAGATTGGGAAGTGGACCGTCGCGCTTCCTCCTCGTATACCATTTTGCGTGCAGCAACGGACAGTGCTTTCAAACTTTTTGAGAAACGGTACAACGCCAGTGTGCTGGACTTCGCCACCTCTAATTTTGCTGTTGATACCACGGATTCGACCTGCGTTGATACCGATTCCCGCCCTTTGTGCAACATATCGGCCAATAGCCATATCGCTAGTAAAGATACTATCGAGGGTGTCATCAACATCAACAAGCACACAGCTAGCGAATTGTCTAAGTGGTGTTCTAACTCCCGCCATGATGGGGGTTGGAATGTTGATTTTGTGCTTTGAGATTGCGTCATAATACCTCTTTACATATGACATTCTGGTTTCTTTTGGATACTCTGCAAAGATAGTCAGAGAAATCATCATGTACATAAACTGTGGGGTTTCATATACACCGCTACTACTTCTATCTTGCACGAGGTACTTATCAACGACCTGACGTAAACCTGCATAAGTGAACAGATAGTCACGATCATGATCAATATAGGAGTTAGCTTTCTCAATTTCTTCTTTGGAATACTTATTAAAGATATCATTATCATAAACCTCATTATTAACACACGTATAAATGTGTTGCTCAAGATGAGGAAGTTCTTTCATCTTCCCATAAAGAGATTTACGAACAGAAAAAAGAAGTAGTCGAGCAGCAACATACTGATAATTTGGATGATCAAGATCAATCAAGTCAGAAGCAGAGCGAATCAAAATCTCCTGAATTTCTCCAGTAGAAATTCCACTGTAAAATTGAATTCCCGACTTCATTTCAACTTGACTCGCAGAGACACCTGCAAGACCCTTACATGCCTCTTCAACCATCAAATGCATCTTGTCTAGGTCAAGAGATTCAATTCGACCATCACGCTTTTGTACCTTTGTTCCGTTACTCATATTTTCTTCCAGGTAGTAAATTTAAGTTTTGCTTCTAATCCAGAGTAAGTATTTGATTCTATCATACTTTGAACATCAAGTCCAGATAAAATCATATCGTTAATATCTTTCTCATTTACGAAAGATGGCCAAATCACAACCTTCTCACCTCTGTCGATGACACGGGAGATTCTGCTGTGGATTTCTGCATTACGTGGTTCGTTATCATAGATCCAAACAGGATCGCTAATACCCCACTTACCAACATCACCGTCAGCTCCACAAAGAGCAATCGAGTTTGGAATGAAAGTGGAGTCGAATGGACCTTCTGTGATGTATACAGTTTTGTCTTTTTCAATCTCATCGAGACCGTAGATTTTTGGTGCGTCATCATTAAGCATTACAGTAATGTATTTAATCTTGCTTGGACCAAGTGCTCTCCCCTGAAATCCAATAAGAATATTTTGATAGAACAAAGGAATAATAATCCTAGGTTCATCTTTAGTTGTATCGTCGAAGACATCTTTTAAAGAGTTTGTCCACGATTTAAATTGATCCGTGTAATAAAATTTATCCGGATTAAGTTTTCTACTTTCTAGATATTTTTTTGCGTCATCATTCTCTGATGCTTTTGGTAAATCTAACTTTGGTTTAAACTTAGGTGCTTCAAAATTAAATACAGGTTCTTCTACAGTGAAATTTCTACCAGTTTTACCATCCTTAAATTTTTCAAAAGCATACTGCTTGTAAATTACTGAGTCAATTTGCTTCAGAAAATTATTGAAGGATATATTGACTCCACAATTATGACACTTGAAGTTTGTATTATTTTTTACTTGATATAGATATCCTCTTGCTTTGCTCTTATTCTTCTGCGAATCACCACAAATAGGACATCTGAAGTTATAAAGATTATTCTTTATCTTTTTGAACTTTTGAAAACGTGCAGATATCAAATTGATGTATTTAACATCAACAAAATCCATAACTAAACCTTAAAGTTTCTCTGCTCTATTATAGACGCCTGTGGTTCTGGTGTCAAGATTTCGATGATACGAGTATTGTTTGTCAAAAAGGTAATACAAGCAATAGCGCCAATGGCCATCCAAACTCTTTTTTCTATGGTTTGTACTCTTGTAATAAGTGCGTCATAATCCCGGTCAACTTTATCACGGAGTTTGTCAATTTTAGAAAAGAGTATGTTGTCGGTTTCTTCTTGCTTTGAGATCCTTTGCTCATGAACGGCAAGCATCTTAGTTACATTACTATTTACTTCACTTAACTTTTCAATAGCGTCGTCAATCTTTACGATGATGTCTTTCAAATCCTCAAGTTTTTGTTCAAGAATTGCTACTTTTATTTCTTCTGCCATTGGAGGTTCTGAGGTAATCTAACCATTGTTTTCTTTTACCTTTCATATATCTTTTCTTTACCTTACCCATTACAGGATCAAATCCAGCAACTGGACCTTTTGGATCTGAAGAACCACCAAATGCACCTTGAGCACCTGGAGCATTTGCAACCATATTTTCTCTTATAATCTGTATTATCCTATCAATTTTTTCCATTTGATATCTTTTGCAATTCTAGTAAACAACTATCATCTAAAGGAATGTCATGAATATAGCAATGAGGATAATCAGGAAGTTTATTCAAAAATATTACAAATGTTTTCATTACTGACCACAACTCCTTTTCTATTTTAAAAAACAGCATTGGAGTTGCGGCTTCACCAAAAATATTGTAGAGAACAATGAAATGGTTAAGAATAAGATGAACTTTCAACTCACCTGTATTTCTATATCTTTTCAGTAACCTTTTGATATATTTGAAATGATTTAGATCTTTGTCAAAATCTTCCTTTGTTACTGCTTGAGGATTCTCATAGTTTTTAATAGCGAACAGAAGAAAATTTTCCTCATTCAATTCATTAAAAATCATACTAAATTATATCAACCTTCAGGAGTTGGATAGATGATCGCTTCACCAAGTCCATCAGTTGCGGTATTGATACCAGACATTGCGACGAGAACTTCTTTCTTGACTCTTAGTTCACCTTCGGTTCCCATGTAGGTTGTAACACCAACCCAACCTTCATGACTTACATGATATGAACTTGAAGTATCGGTAGAAATACCATAACATAATCTGTCATATCCACCCATTGCTCTCTTAAATGTCAAAGAGTCGCCGGTTGAAATTCCAGAACTAATTGTAGAACCAAGAGTTACTTGAGTAGATGATACTGTAACAATTCTAACGTCAGATCCACCATTTACCAAGAAGTCACCTGCAAGCAAGTCAGTTCCAGAAGGAACAGAAAGAAAAGCAGTTGCATAACCAACAGGTGAGTTGGTAGATGCAGTTCCGACAAAAGGTAGATTGACATTAACTGCATCGGTTCTTCCTGCTCCACTGAATGAAGAATCAAGAATAGTGAACTTAGGAAGTTGACTTACCTTAAAAGGAACACCTGAGATAGTTGATCCATTCAATCCTGCTGTAGATCCAATTGTACATAGAGTTGCGCTTGTAATTCCAATAATTACAGCGTCACCAAAATACTCACCAGCGCCACCACGAGTACCAAATCTAATTACATCACCAGTTGCAGCTGCACCAACTTGACCAAAAGTTGTACCAGTTCCAGTTACTACTAAAGTCGTATAATCCAATGATACTGTACCACCAGAACCAACGGCATCGTTATTTCCCCAGAGTGCCATGTCTTTCTTCCGTAAAAAAATATTTGCTATGAATATTTATAAAAAAAAGAGACCTTTACTTTTGGTCTCTTTTATGTTTTAAAACTGTTTTTAAAAAATGATTTACTAAGTCAAGAATTCCGTTTTCTTCAAATCTTTTTGTTTTAGCTAACCACTCCGACATGGTTAACAAAAGACCCAGAGCAACAGTTATTCCCCAGTTTGTGACTAGGCAAGTGATCACTTACAATCTCTAAGAAGTGCGGTTCTTACAGTATGTGAGATGAGATCGTCAATATCATTATCAGTAGTTTTCACATAACGATCAAGAAGTTCGCAGACAAGTTTCTTGGTGTGACAAGAATTCATTGCTGCAAGAATAAGTGGCTTTACAACCTCTACTAGTGCGCCCATGATGTCCTCCGTAAATTGGATTCAGAACTATTTAGAAAATAGTATCGTTAAAATCACATTAAAGAACTTTTACCATACTTTGACATGGTTTGTTGTCTTACTAATTCAAGTGCTTTTTGGGCGGTTCTTTTTTGTTTTTCCATGGATGCTTTTCTTTCTGCATCCGTTTGAGGTTTTGCAGTAGATTTTCTTGCAGGAGAAGTTGAAGAACGAGATCCCATTCCACCTCTTTCAAGATGACGATCTTTCATCGTATCATAATCTTCTTCAGAAACAAACTCTTCCTGAGTTTGACTCATTTCCTTTTTCTTTTTTTGAAGAGCAATTTGATCGGCAGCAGTTAATTTTCTCTGTGCCATTGCAAGTTGTCTTTGAGCAACAAACTGCTGGGGAGTTGTTGGTTGCAATTCCTCTTCAACTTTTTTAGGAATTCCTTCGTGCTTTGTTTTTGCAAAATCACGAATCTTTTTCTCACTCATAGAATCAACAATTTTAAGAACTTCAGGACTTGCCTCTGATCTTGGGGTTTGTCCTCTCTTTACCGAAAGTGCAAGTCCGAAAAGTTTTTGTTGTTGCTCACTTTCTGCTTTTTCAATCAATTCAATATCCTCAATCTCAACCATTTCAAGAATAGTCCCACCAATCTCCTCGATTGCTTCACCAAGTTTTGGATTAATTTTAATTTTGTTGGTTACCTTCTTTTCTTTGATCTTTTGTTCTGCTTCAGTATCATCCATTACCTCAGAAAGATCTTGTCTCCAATTTGAGAAACCTTCCTTAACATTTTCTCCTTTATTCCTATTCTTAGAAATCGCCTTTCCAATTGCTTTGCGACGATTATGAAGATACTTATCTGACTTATCAGTATCTCCATCATTATCAATATCAGCATCTTCTTGACCTACTGGATCAAGTGCTTCCTTTTTCATTGCTTCACGCTTTGCTTTTGTCTTAGCAAGAATTCTTTCTCTCGCAGCATCTTGCTCTGTCTTTGGAATAGCAGTTACAGCACCAAGACGCTCTGCTGGTTTGCCTGGAACTGCAGATTCAACAACCTGTTGCAAATAAACCTTGGAGATATCATTAAGAGGGTTAATAGACATTGTAATACTACTACTTCTTGACTTTATACTTATTTATGAAATTCCTAATATTTGTTTGGTTATATCCACTATAAGGTTTTGCTCCATATTGTAGATTTGTTGGATCTCCTTTTTCAAATCCAGGTGTCATATCTACCGCATACTTAAAGAAACCACCTGTTCCTGCAAGTGTATTTGGTTTTCCAGGAACTCTCATCTTTCTTTCAACTCTCTTTTCTTGATATGCTTCCCTGAAGTTTTTTGGTAAGTTTCTTGCTTGTGGAATGAAAGCGCCATAAGGTCCGACTTTAGGATCTTCTTTATCCACAAATCCATCAATATTATTATCCCTTCTATCGATTGCTTTTTTTACAAGTTTTTTTAGATTGGTTGAGGGAACTTCTGCTTCAGCCTCCATTACATCACGAATCCAGGACTTAAACATATACTCATCTTCAGTGACACAAATGAGGTAGTTTGTTCCCCTACGAATAATCTTTCCAACAAGTCCAGTATTTAAGTTCTCAACAATATCACCAATTCTATAAATCTTTCCGGTCACATAGTTCTCACGAAGAGTTTCTGTATCAAACTTTGGGGCAACCTGCCAGAGTTCTGCAACCTTCTTCTTTTTCTTTGAACTCATTCCCTGACGAACTGCATCAAAGAGTGCTTGAGTATCACCATCATCTAATGTCTTTGGCGTTCCTCTACGGAATGATTCAAAGTCATCATCCATCACAGCCTTTCTCATCTTGGATGCCGACATTCCAGAAACACCTTCTGCATCAGCATCTCTTACACCTGCAGAAATTACACGAATCAAATCAAAGTTATAAAGGTCTCCATTATACTTTTGTGCAAGGTTTTCAAACTCCGCCTGTCTATCAGAACCCACAACGATATTTACATTTACATATCCTGCTTCTGCTGCTGCAATCAATACATTAAAGATTGATCTCATTTCATCATCATTAATAATGTTCTCATCAAAATCAGGGAACATCTTTTTCATAAATGAAATCTTCATATCAGGATCCAATGGATTCTTCTTAGGATCCTGAGTTCTGGAAGGATAGATTTTAAGATCTCCACCTGCAGAAGCTTTCTTTGCTGCTTTCAGTAGTTTTTCGTGTCCTACTGTTGGCGGGTTAAACCTACCAAAAGCAACGGTTATAGTATCACCATCTGTAGGAACATCATCTGTTGGTGCTGCTTTTGGAGGTGCTTTAGGTGTAGGTGTTTCTTTTGGTTTTGCTTCTGGAGTTGGTGCTGCTGATTTTCCTACGGCACCCTTTGGTCTATCTTTTCCACCTTCTACTCTACCCTTATCATAAAATACTAATTTTCCCTTTTCTGTTTTCGCAACAAACTCTCCACGACTATCTAACCAACCGCCATGGCCATCACTCTTGAGGTTTAGTTTTCTCGCTTGCATCGATGCTTGCGATTCCTTTGCCTCATTTAGAAATTGGAAAAAATTCTTCATATTGATAAATCTTATACCTTTATTTATTTTCTCACCATTTCCTATTATTTATGGAGATAATCGGACTCGAACCGATGACATCTTGCTTGCAAAGCAAGTGCTACTACCAACTGAGCTATATCCCCTAATATAAAGATTACAAAACCCTCTCAACTAAAAGTCAAGAGGGTTGGAGCAACCTTCCGTGGTTATTTATCAGTCAGTTGGATTTGCCATAATTTTAAGTGCATCTTCTATTGTATAACCCTGCTCCATCAGATCAGAAAGAGTAGCATCAAAGGTATCAACATCTTCACCAAGACGTGATGCTACTTTACCAGCACCAGATGCAACAGATCTTGCTGCTTTACCTACCATGCTCTTAGCGCCACGCTTAGTTCTTGCTGCAAGATTCTTAGCACTTTGCTTTGCTCTTCCTGCTGCATCAGATACTGCTTGACCTGCTTTTCTTGCTGCAGAAGCAGTATTTACCTGCGCTTGAGCAATTCTCTTTTGAATTCTACCTTTGATATCAGAGGCAACCTTTGAACGAAGACCTCTTCTCTTAGCAGGATCTTTTGATCTTGCAGCCATTCCTGCAGCAGGATGCAGTTTTCTCTTAGTTGCATATACAGCAACTGGTTTATCAACTGCTTTGAATTTTGCTTCTCTTCCTGCTTCTTTTGCTTTTGCAACTCCAGATTTAACTGCTTCCTTTGCTTTACCAAGTGCTGACTTAACAGCACCTTTTACTTGAGCAATTTTTTCCGCTCTTTTTTCTTTTTTAACAACAGCAGCACCACGCTTTCTTGCTTCTCCTGCTGCTTTCTCAGAAGATCTCATATACTCACGTCTTGCAGCAGCACGATCCATTTTAGCTGCTTCGGAAAGAACTTCTTCGAAGATCTCCTCTACTTCATCAAATTCATAACCCTCATCAAGCATTTCGTCAATTGTTTCTTCCACAATTGCATCAATTTCTTCATCGGTTAAGTTTTCAATGCCAGCAAACTCATCTGACATTTCTTCGAGTTCATCTCTAAGGTCTTCGTCATATACTGCAGTATATGCTTCACACAAACCTCTAAGTTCTTTAGGATCCATTTTTTTACAAATACTTTCTAGTTATTTATAAAAAAAAACTCCCGAAGGAGTTAAAAGTCAAGCGCCAAGAGCAGCACCAATATTATCATCAAGTTGTTGAATCACTCCACGAATATCAGTCACACGAAGAGGAACACTTACTTCATCATAAGTATATCCTTTTTGAGCATCAAATAGAACCTGACGAACTGCTGCTGCACACCGAGCATCAAGTTTAAGAGTTACTTGTTTTTCTTTAGTCATTTTCAAATATCTCCGGATTTTCTATTTTCAGAACGTTCAATACTAAATGCACCTTCAGGATAACGAGCACTCAGTTTCTCAAAGTTCATTTGAATCACTTCTTCGATAGAAATATCAAGTCCAATACATGCCTGAGAAACATACCACATAATATCACCAAGTTCACGCTTCAGGTGAAACAGATTCTCTTCATTTACTGGTTTACCCTGAAACACAATCTTCTTGATAATCTCAGTAAACTCACCTGACTCAGCAGACATACCTACAGCAGCAGTAAGCAATCGCTCGGTAGGAAACTCATTCTCTCGGAGTTCCATGAGCCTATCAATGAAAGGGGTGTGCTCTTTACTAGGATTAGAGGTAGTGGTATTAACGAACTCGACATACTTATTCAAATCAATAGTCATTAGAATTTAAATCCCTCAAATGTTTTTTTAGGTTTCTTTTCTTCATAATCATACTCTTCATCCTTTCCATTGTCAAGGATATCTTGTTGGGCAGATTGTTCACAGTCATAAAGACGCATCTTTGCCCTATCAATACCAACCACAAAACGCTTATGAATGGTAGGATCATTATAACGATTCTTGAGTTGCTTGACAAGAATCTGACCAAGACCTTCAAGTTCTTCTGTAGAAATCAGAGCAAACATTAAGTCGGCAGTAGCAGGAAGACCAAAGGACTCTGAAGTATCAGTCAGTTCAACATCAGAAGATCCATAACCAGAACGAGTTGTCTGAGTAGCACTTACAATAGGAACATTAAATTCCACAGCAAGTCCACGAAGTTCTTCAGCAATAGATTTAACAAGTGTATATGAGTTAACATTACTTCCACCTCTAAACCTTGAGGAAGAACAGATATTTAAATAATCAATGAAAATAATATCCGGATGAAATGATTTCTTGAGTGCAAGTTCATTCAGCAAGGACTTGAAATGACCAGAGTGTGCAGAAGCAGTTGGATACTCTTTAATAATCAACGTACCTTGAGTTTTCTTTGCAAGGTTTGTGACTTTGTTCTCAAACATCTGTTTTGGAAGTTCCGCAATATCCTGAATCGGGACATTGAGAAGGTTTGCATCAATTCGCTCTGCAATTCGCTCTTCCGCCATTTCAAGAGTGATGTAGAGAACGTTGCGGCCTTGCAGTAAGACGGAAGAAGCAACATGGCACATAAAGAGACTTTTTCCGACACCCGTACCAGCAAGAGCGATGTTGAGAGTCTTATTAGGTATACCACCTTTTGTAATTTTGTTAAAGTATTCAAGGTCGAATTCAATTTTCTCTTCCTTCTTATGATAGGACTCGTAACGTTGTTCGTAGTCTAGCAGATAATCATGTCCGATGTGAGTATCAAAAGATACCGCTAGAGCATCTGAAAGAATATTTGGAATACTATCACGATTTTTCTTCTCATCTTTACCGTCTGCAATATGGATTGATTCCATAAGAGCAAGATAAATGGCACGATCACGACACCACTTTTCTGTAGTATCAACTAACCAATTGAACTCTGTTGGAACATCCTCAAGATAACTGATAATTTGTGTAATCTCTTTAAAAGAAGTGTCATTAATATCTTGACGCTTTTCTACCTCAATACAAAGAACTTCTTTTGTTGCAGGTTCATTATACTTTTGAATAAACTTTAGAATTTCTTCAAAAACAATTTTTTGATTTTGGTCTTCAAAATATTCAGATTTAATAAATGGAATTACTTTCCTTACATACTGCTCATTATGTAAAAGGTTTCTAAGAATTAGAAACTCAACTTTCTCCATAACTAAATTCCTTACGTGCGATTTGATCAAGTTGTTCCATTACTTCTGGAGTGAAATACACTTCAGGTTCTTTTAAAATCTGTTTGGCATAAAGTTTCTTACCATCAATCTCATAACGTCCTGCTACATTCTTCCAAAGTCCACCAATCTCACCCAATTCAAGAAGACCATAATATCGGTCAAGACCACGTTCATCATAATACAAACGAACTTCAACCTGCTTATTTTCCTTACTCAAACGCGACTTAGCAGTCTTAGCTTTGATAATATTGCCGACCACTTCTGTTCCATCTTTTTCTTTCTTTTTGCTGAGATAAATGATCGTACTTGCTGCGTATTTGAGTCCAGAACCTCCCCCCATTTCTTTCGTTGGTACATAAGCTCCGATGACATCGTATGTATGATTTGTGACAATGAGCGGGACATTTGCTTGACCTAATTTGAGTGTGAGCATTCGGAAAGCACCTTTAATAAGTTGGGATTTCGTCATATCCCTAACTTCCTTTTCATTCAGTGCGTCAGTAATCTCTTTAGTTGTAGAGAGCATACCAAGAGAGTCTAGCACAAACATGCAAGGTTTGCGATCTTCTTCTGGAGCCTTCAGATACATATCTACTGCTTTGAGTGCTTTTGTACGAAACTCCTCAATAGTAACAACGTTAACAACAACCAGACGAGTAGTATCAATTCCACGCGATTCAATTAGTGATTTGGTAATAGCGGCTTCAGTATCAAAATAGAGACAATAGCCATCGGGATTGGAATCAAGAAAATTCTTAACAACGGCGAGGCTGAAGAAAGTTTTTCCAGTAGAAGATTCTCCAGCAATAGCAGTAATCTTATTCCCAGACACACCGCCAAATACACTACCTGAAACCAGTGCATTAAAAATATACGAACCTGTGTCAACATAAGTTTCTGTTTCATCAATGTCTGATGCAAGTTTGGTGAAGTCATCACCAATCTCTTTTACAATATCTTTTAAGAAGTCCATAATTATTTTTCCTTTTTCAAAATGTTTATTTTGTGAGACCACAATTTAGCATGAAGATCTGGTTGAGAATACCTTAAAATTTCAATAATTCTATCCAATTCTCTTTCATTTATTGGAAGACTTATCATGCAACCATTCCATATTGTTCACGAAGTATTTTTTTATAAGGTAAACCCTGCTCTCGTAGATCTTTTACCAGTTTAAGTTTTTGATAAAGTGCAACATCTCCACCAAGATGCATTGCACTGACAATAGTATTCAGTTCTTCGTCGTTAATAGGTAAATCC